CCTACTCTGAAGAATGATTTTGAAGCCGCACCTGATAAGTTAGATGTAGCGGCATCTGCGTTAATTTCTGCGTTAATTACCGTATAAGTACCATTTGTCATAGCACCCGGAACGTGCAAAGTACCAGTAATCGCACTTCCAAGTCCCGTAATACTTCCGGTTGTACCAAAACCCAAAGATATGTGTGCGCCTCTTGCTGTTGCGCCTGCTACGTCAACGACTTCACCGTAAAATCTTGCGGCATCACCACCACCACCTATACCTGTAATGTGATGTTTCAGATAAAGACCCCTTGAATCATCACTTGTAGCATTGCAAGAAGTATAATAAGACATGAATTTAGCGCCTGCGGTTGTAGATGTAGTCTTGGTAGAAGAAGTTCCAGCACCATGCAAAACACCATCATGCGCTGTCTTAAAAGTAGTAATTCCGCTTATTAAGGTTGTACTCGATAAGGTAGTTGCGCCTGTAACCTGAAAAGTTGTTCCTACTGTTGCGGCTCCTGTAATAGAGGCACTTGCTAAAGTTGTGGCACCTGTTGTACCGCCTTTAATCTGTGTGATACCCCTGTTTGTGCCGATATAAATATTCCCAGCACCATCGTTATACATTTCATTAGTAACGACAGTCGATGAGGTAGCATTTGGGTTTTCAAAAAATATGTGCATAATAATCTCCTAAAATTTAGTTACGCCTTTTGGTTTATTGTTTTTCAAGACATAGCTTCTGGCGTATCTTGGTATATCTTTTTCGGGTCTGAAATTCGATAACCATTGCGAACACATTACTGTTAGACCCTCCGCAATAATTTTATCATCAAAACATTTAACATTCGGGTCGGAATCTTTACCCTCTGCCTGCATTTGACCCCTTGCGTTCTTAACAAACGTCAAAGTCTGATTCCAAAAATCGGGGTCATTGTCTGTAAAAAGTCCTTCACGAATCCACTCGTTTAACTCGTTTATCATTATGGGTTTAGTTTTTATGTTTGTACTAAATCCTACTTCATGGCTCTGTGTCTCATATCCCTGATTGAAACCTTGTTTGTAATAAAGATTTACTCCAAGTTTGAAACATTTCATAATCGTTGTAAGACCATGATTATTCTTCTCAATAGCGAAATGTACGTCCTTATTTAAGAAAAACCATATCTTATGAATTTCTTCACCAAGTAAATCAGGGTCAATATGCCCGCTCCAAGTAAGAGCAATTTCACTATCTTCTCTATCCATAACTCTGATTTCACTTCTATCCCCCTGTGCAAGTCCTTCGGCAACGTCAACACCACCAGCGTATCTATAAACTCCGCCCTTTTTCAAATCTTTCCAAATCTGTATAAATCCTCTCGAATTTTCTACAAATTCAACTTTATCAATAGCGAATCTTAAATCCTCATAAGAAGTCTTGCCCTGCTCTCTTAAAGCCTTTAGCATCTCTTTGTCGTACTGGACTATCAAGTCCCCACGTTTAAGAGGCTGTAAGCCCTTCCTTTCAAGTTCTAATGTCTCTTTTCTACGTCTCTGGCAGATATGAGCCGGAAATACAGGGCTACCGGATGATACAAAGGCTTCTTCCCAAGTTGAGGGATATTCCTGATGAAATCTTGATACATCATTCTGGCAAAGGTTCTTAATAACCCATCTTCTCCAATTTAACTTTTCAAGAGTAGCACCCATATCTATAAGTGTCTGTTCTTCTCCCTCAAAGGAGTTAAAAAGTCCGTTGCCTAAATCATTCTGTAATTTTTCTCTCTGTTCTTCGTTGTCAAATTTTTTAGTGTATTCAGGAACTTCCAACCACGAGATAAAAATGGGCACATAATCTGAATCACCGTTTATAGCAGAAACCCAATCATTGTAAAAAAGTCCACTTATCCCATTTGCCGTACTTTCTAAGCAAATCATTTGTGCATTTTTCGCACCCTGCATCAAACCCAACATAGTTAAATTAGCATCAGGATAAAAAGCTACCTCTGTTGCGTGTAATAACTGTAAAGTATCAGAACGACCTACTTCTCCAGCTCCGGCGGTATCTACTTTATTCTCGCTCTTCAATTTCCGAAATGAAACTTTTTTCTCATTAGACTTTTCAATAACAGGCTGTAACTCTTTTGGCAAATTATCGTAATATCTCTTAAACATATCAAAAAGGTTGTTTGAAGCATCTACTTTGTGTCCCATTGTGAGACATCTTTGATTTAAGTTGGTAATCAAGAAGTGACAAATCCAACCCTGAATAAGTGTCGAAATCCCAACCTGACGAGCTTTTAAAACTATTATCCTTATAGGTTTCCCTTCTGCCTGTAATCTCTCAATTACTTCTAAAACTTTTAATTGAGCATAATTGAACGCTAAAGGCACTATCTGTCCCACTTCATTCTTAATTTTAAGAAATTTCGGGGCAAATAATCTAAAATTAAATATCTGCTCTAATCCGTTCAAATTACCTCTTTTACGTAAATCTTTTTATGACACTTAGGACATTCGTCCACAACTAAAACATCCGGCACTTCAAAGCCACAATAAATGCACAACCATATTCTTCTAAGACGCTTCACTTTATTACACCACTTTTGATTAAACCAAATATCACAACACCCAAAAAGGCGAGACTTAAACTAATCACCGGAGGCAAAGTAACTCCTACCAGAATCCCGATTATCAAATAAATTATGTTTGTTTTCACTTGGTTCTCCCAATTTTTTAAAAAATATTTTTTCAATCGATGGTACTAAGCAAAATCTCCCAATACCTCTTTCTTAGAAAACTTACTATTTCTTCGTAATATGCCTGTGATAGACCCACACTACTATCTTCGCCCAATGGAGAGTCCTCACGAAGAGTGGCACGGGGGTCGGTCTGTAACACTGCCTTGTCTATTATCGTGTCACCACGAGCCTCTAATGCGCTTATATGGCTATTCTCTATCATTGCTTAGCCTTTATCCTCTTTACTGCTTGTTGGTATGACCTTAGCTTGTTCCCGCTTAACTTCTCAAGCATAGTGTTAAGCTGTCTTATATCAGCCTGAAGGGTGCTGACCCTACCGATTAACGTGTATGTTGCACGCTCTAATGAGTCAATGCGTCTGAATATCCTCAACTTGTCAAACAACGCCTTTATCTTAACTTTGAACTGTTTCATTTTGGTACACCCTTATTTGTTTACTCTCAGCCCAATAAACCCATAATCTATATATAAGCTGTTGATTATGAGAATAAACAAGGGGAGACCCTGACTAACTAAACGCTAATCAGTTGACCGCTCCCCTTTAAGCCGGAGCAGTAATTCGTAAACCCAAAGTCTAAAAGAACTTAAAACTAAACTTTCCTTGAAACGTCACTAAGATAATCGACTTTCGTCATTATGGGCAAATCCTTATTGGGCTGTCTCATTGGGGATTATTCTCTTCTTAGTGCCTGCCTCGACTAATTCAGATTTATTTGTTTCCTCTTGGTCATCAGAGTTGCCGGATAAATCGTTTTTATAAACCGGATTATTTATACTTTTATTGACTGTCTCGCTTTGAGACACATTGCTTTCATTCCGCATCTTGACCACAAAATCCTCGAATGTTTCATTTTGGACTATGTTCTTATCTGTAAACATAGCTTTCCATTTGCCTAAAAGCTCATTAGCCTTTAGTGCATCTGAATATTTACCTTCTTTTTTGGCATATTCTCTAATTTCAATCAATTCATTAACAATATCATTCTCATTTATAGATTCAGCCTTAACTCTCTTATACTCATTAACGTATTCAACTATCTTAGGGTTTCTTAGGAGTTCATACGCCATAACTCCGGCAGTATTTTCGTCTTTTGTATTATACGCCAACAATACCGATTGTGTGCCATTTGCATAATAGTCCTTGCCATATTCCCCTAAATATGCCTTTATAAACTTTAATTCTTTTTCAGTTAATCCGTTAGGCAAGTACATTATTTTATATCCTGATTATATTCAACCGTTGTTTGTGTGTTATACGAAGAGTTATAATTTTTGTTCCGGCTATTTATTTCCTCTTCAAGCTCTTTGATGTAGTTGAGCAAGTAACAAATTTCAGACACGTAAACCAATTTAGAGGGTAAACCCTTTTCGCCGTATTCTGTGAATTTAGTTAAAAGCTCTATTCTCTCAATATGTTCTTTATCGGTTCTCATGCTTTAACTCCGGTTATCACTCCGCATTGCTTATGAAATTCCGCTTTGTTCAAATCGTTCCAATTCTCTATTTTGGGAATGATTACTATTTTATCTTTAAGGATTGAATTATCAAAAACAACAAATGGGAACTTTCCACTTTCATCCTTTGTAATTTCTTCAAAAACCTTATATTTTTTTTGCTCGTTATTCATAATCCTTGTCATACAAATTATTAACTTCAAATATATAGTCTATGTTATTGCTTGTTTTATTGCCTTGTTTAGTTACTAAAGTTATCACTTCCATGTATTGCTTAGTCTTGCGTTTCCGCTTTTTAGTTGTTTCTTTCTCTATGAGTGACTTTTTACTCATTTTATCAGTGCATCGTATTTGTTGCCGATTTTTGGGATTGCTAATATTGAAGTTTTGAAGCGTTTGAGTAGTTCGAGCTTGACCGGACAATCTTCTGCAAGTATTTGCTTATCGGTCATAATAAAGGACTCTACATATTCGGGTTTAATTTTTTTAGCTCGTTTTGCTACCATAAATAAACTGCTCCTTTATATAAATATAACAAATTTCTTGCTTAATAGCAATAGTTATGCCATAAATAAATTAAGTATTTTTGACTGCTCGGTGGTAGATTCTACCTTTCATTATTACAAGTTTACATAATATCCTTATTATTTCCTTTGTTTTTCCCTTGTTTTATCGTTGGCATGGAATATGAATATATTAAGGTAAACATAGGGAGTTAAAAATGGAAAGCAAAATATTTTATATTCTACTAAATAACGGCACAAGATACCGCTTTATTGATTGCCAGTATGAAACCAAAGGGGCTTTTTTAATTGTTTCGGGAATAGAAACCTATAAAATTTGCATCTTTGATATTAAAAATATTTATTAAAGTGAGGTTAAAACTCACTAATACGATAACAGATATCACATACAACATATAATGTAACATTAGACAAATAAAAGAGGTAAGAAGATGAAAGTATCGAACATGACATCGAACAAAGGGACAACAATTCCGAACCAGTTTATTATCAATACACCAAATGAAACATTTTTCCAGTCTTACAGCTCAATTATTGTTAAGACTACTTTTGAGAATGGGAAAAGAGTGGTTTATTTAGACGAAAACAAGTGGAATTATTCAGTAACAACATCAAAATACCGCAATTTATTCTTAGGGGAAACCACAAAAGAGACACAAAGGAAGATTAAAGAAGGGGTTTATATTCTTACTAACTTGAATTAACTGCCGATATAAATATTTATAATTGCAGTTTAAGGACTAATTTAACAATTTGTTGAGGTCAACGAAATGATAGACAGACTAATAACACTAAACACAAGACTTTGCAAGCTCGACCAGATACACAACAGAGCAACAAGGGCACAACTTGACAGGGTTTATTATCTTGAGGCCTTGACAATGTACGAAATAAGCAGAATAATAAAAAGGATAGGGATATTATGAAACTCTACAAACTTAAATTAAGCACTTACAATGGCTCGATTAAAATAATCTATTTTGGACTTGATGCTGTTGATTGTTTGGAGATTATACAGCAGAATCTAAATTCCGGCTTGAATATCGAGCTTGAACCAGAATAAATAATTAAAATAATCCTTGACAAATATGTAAACTATAACTATATTACAGTTGTCAATTAAATGGAGGTAGAAAATGGAAGAGGGACTTAAATTTGCGCTTAACCTAATTAAAACAAGATGCGAGGATATTGTTTCCCTTAAAAGAGACAAAAAAATATCCAGGTTTGAGGCTAACGCAATGCTATACGATTTAGGAATGTTGGAACGTCTTCTAAAAGAAAAATTAAATGAAGTTACAATTAAATAAGGGAGCGGAAAAATGGAAGTAATCACAAGCGTAAAATATTCAATTCGTCCCGTAACAAAATCAAATCTTAGTGTTTTTACAGAAAGCCCTTGCTTTTCGGAGGGAGATTAGTTGTATTTACAACCAGAATAAGAGAGGATGAAATGATACCCGAAAGTGCTAAATTTATAATCCCGCAGTTAGCAGAGTATGGCATAGATACCCCTTTAAGGATA